ACATGGCGGCGAAGAAGGCATGAAGCGCCTGTCGCAGATGATCACCGACCTCAACGCCGCCGGGAAACCCCCGGGCGCGATCAACGCGGCGCTGTCGCGCGGCTGGTATCGCTGGTCGAAAGACGCCATCCAAGAGGCCACCGCCATGGGCTACCTGTGGCGACCGACCACGCAGGTGCGCAACATCGTCGGCAACGCCGCCATGGCGATCCAGCAGGGGATCGACCGCAGCGCGGCGGAGAAGTTCGCCACCGTGCTGGGGCAGGAGGCAACCGTCGCCCCGGGCGAGGCCATGGCCTACGTGCGCGGCCAGCTTTCCTCCTTGGGCGAGGCGTTCCGCACCGCAGGCAAGGCGTTCACCACGGGCGAGCGGCAGTTCGAGCCGATGCTGACCGGCACGCCCATCGAGCAGGCGCAGGCGCGCGGGGTGTCCGCAGCCTCGGTGGCGCAGCAGCGGCGGCTGTCGGCGGCAGCCACGCAGGCCTTCACCGAAAGCCCGTTCGGCAAGGCCATCGACTTCATCGGCGGCGTGCAGCGCCTCCCGGGGCGCTTCCTGCAGGCGGAGGACGACTTCTTCAAGGTCATCGGCTACTCCGGGGAAATCGAGGCGCAGGCGCACCGGGCTGCCATGGCGCAGGGTCTGGTCGGCAAGGACTACGCCGACGCCGTCTCGAAGATGATTTCCAACCCGCCAGAGAACGTGAAGCTGGCGGCGGTCGATCACGCCATGTACGCGACCTTCAACAACAACCCGGGCAAGTTCGCGTCGGACATCATGCGGGCGCGCAACAACTTCCTGCCGCTGTACATGACGCTGCCCTACGTGCGCACGCCGACCAACCTGTTCCGGGTGGCGATGGAGCACTCGCCGATTGCCCCTGCGCTGGAGCAGTGGCGGGCCGACATTGCCGCTGGCGGGGCGGCGCAGTCGCTGGCGCTGGCGAAGATGACGACCGGGTCGGCGGCCATGGCGCTGCTCTACGACTTCGCCCACAACGGCCACCTCACCGGACCCATGCGCGGCGAGAAGCCCTACAGCGAAGCGCAGCAGGGCATGGGCATCCGGCCCATGTCGGTGCGCATCGGCAAGCTGAACGTGGAAATCAGCGGGCTGGGCCAGCTTGCACCGATGATCGCCTTCGCGGGTGCGGTCAACGAACTGATGGCGAACAAGGACGTCCACCCGGAAGCCTTCGATACGGTCGACGAGTGGACCGGCGCGGTGTCCTCGATCATCGCCTACTCGACCGCCGACCAGTCCTACCTGCAGGGACTGGGCAAGCTGTTCGGTGCCATCAACGACAGCGCCAAGACCGGCGCGGGCGGGGCGATGGGGGCCTACATCCGCGACCTCGCATCGAGCCAGATGAACCTGCTGCCGGGCGTTGGCTTTGCCCGGTCGGTCGGCCACGCCATGGACCCGCAGCAGCGGCAGATCGCCAGCTTCATGGACGCGCTGCTCTACAAGGACATTCCCGGCCTGTCCGACAAGCTGATCCCGATGCGCGACGTGTTCGGTCACGAAATCGCGCAGCAGCCTGCGGGCAAGGGCGGGCAACTCTACAACTACGTCAGTCCGTTCCGCCTTAGCTGGCAGAACGATCACCCGGCCTTCAACGAAATGGTGCGGCTGCACACCGGGCTTGAGCGCATCGCATGGAAGGCAGCGTTTCAGAATGTGAACGTCAACTTCCGCGACTACCCCGAAGTGCTCGACATGTACCGGCGGCTGGCTGGCAACGAACTCAAGTACAACCCGAAGACCGGCGAGAAGATAGGCTTCGAGGACTTCATCAACCGGGTGATCAGCGGCAAGGACCCGATCTACTCGCAAATCTACAAGACCCGCAGCGACCCGGGCGAGACGGGCGTCGACAGCGGCAAGTCGCTGTTCATCAAGGAGTGGGCGCAGGCGTACCGGCAGGCGGCGCAGAAGCAGATCATGTCGGAGGCAAAGACGCGCTACCCCGACTTCTACGACGAAATCAAGAAAGGTCAGGCGCACCGCGAGACGCAGAAGCTGCCGACCTACCTGCAGGGCCAAGGCATCGAGCAGGGCCAGCAGGCGGTATCCACAGCGATGGAACGCCCGGTGCAGGACCCGCTGCCCGACCGCTTCGGCAAGCCCTCAGTGGTGCCGCGACGAAATCCAACCGCAGGGGGCGGCTTTGCCGTACCATCGCAATAGGGGTGACGCATGACAGTCTCGTCCGACCTCGCGCGCGTCCAGTACACCTGCAACGGCATCACGCGGGTGTTCTCGACCGGCTTTGCCTTCCAGTCGAACCTCGACGTCAAGATCATCCTCACCGATGCGCCGACCAATACCGAAACCGTCCTCACGGAGCACGCGCATTACGAACTCTCCGGGGCGATGACCGAGACGGCGGGGACGGTGACGCTGCAGTTCACGCCGAACGTGGGGCAGGTGTTGACCATCCTGCGCGACGTGCAGTTCATCCAAGACCTCGACGGCACGACGCTGTCGACCATGGACGCGGGCGATCAGGAAATCGCCTACGACAAAATCTGGCACGCGCTGGCGCAACTCAAGGACGGGTTCAACCGCTCGCTGCACACCAGCGACGGCGCGATCATCCCGATCCCGACCACGTGGCTGCCTGTCGTCGCCTTGGTGAATGACGGCAACCGCGTGGTCATACAGGTGGTCGCGTGGACCGGCGGCGTGGGCGACGTGCCGCCCAGCGGCATGTACATCGGCCCGGCGGGCTACGTCACCAACATCAGTCTTGCGACCGACATCCGGGGGCCGATTGGTCCGACCGGGCCGACCGGATCACAAGGCCCTCCCGGGCTGACCGGCCCGCAGGGCTCAACCGGGCCAGCAGGCCCGCAAGGTCCGACTGGCGCGACGGGACCTGCCGGGTCGGGCGCTGGCGACATGCTGCGCTCCGCCAACCTGTCCGATGTGCTCAGTGCGCCGACCTCGCGCACCAACCTCGGGCTGAAGGGCGCGGCCATCCTCGACGTCGGCACCGTGGCGGGCACCGTGGCGGCGGGCGACGACCCGCGCTTCGGGGCCGGACAGGCAGTGGTGCTGGTCGGGCCGACGCCGCCAGTCGGCGCAGCCGATAAGGCACTCTGGTGGGAGAGCGACAGCGGGCTTCTCTACATCCGCTACATGACGCAGTGGGTGATTGCCGCGCCGCAGCCGGACATCAACGGCTTCGTCATCAAGGCGGGCGACACCATGGCCGGGCCGCTCAACGTGGTCACGCCGCCGACCGCACCCGCGCATGCCGCCAGCAAGGCCTACGTCGACACCGCACCCGGTGCCGTTGTGCATTACGACGTGGCGCAGTCGCTGACCATTCCGCAACTGGAGCAGGCGCGCAAGAACATCTACGCCGCGCCCTTCGATGCGATGGCCTACAGCGGCATGCAGATCAACGGAGCAATGGAGGTCAGTCAGGAGAAGGGTTCTGGCCTCACAACAGGGACAGCTTACATTTGCGATGGCTGGAAGCTGGCATACAGCGGGGCTGCGGTCCTTTCTGCTGGCATTTTTACAAACGCAATGTTCGCTGGGTTTCCTTGGTTGCTTTTTGTGTCTGTTACAACGGCACAGGCATCACTTGGCGCAGCGGAATTTTATGTTGTTCAGCAACTGATCGAGGGGTGGCGTTGTACGCGATTGCAGTGGGGAACCGCTAACGCGCAACCGATCACACTCTGCTTCTGGTCCAATCATCACCGTACAGGACTTTACAGTGGCAGCGTCCGCAACGGCGCAAACAACCGCACTTACGTTTTCACCTACACGCACAGTGCCGCTGACGTTCCTCAGTACAACACCATCACCATCCCCGGCGACACGGCTGGCACTTGGGTTATCGACAACACGATTGGACTAAATCTTTGTTTTGCAGTGAGCATGGGCAGCGGCGTCACCGCACCGTCAGCAAACACATGGCTCGCCGGGAGTTACATGGCCGCGCCGGGGCAAGTGAATAGTGTCGGCGCAACGTCTGACCAATTCCGCATCACCGGCGTCATCGTCATCCCCGGCAACGAAGCGCCAGTGCAGACGAAATCGCCGTTTGTGATGCGGGCGTATCAAGACGAACTGCTGATCTGCAAACGCTACTTCTACAACGGAATATTACCCCTAAAGGGTGTTACTGGCGGTGCTCAACCGTGGGCACAAAGAATGGGATTTCCTCATCCGGTAGCGATGCGAGCATCACCAACTGTCATTATTCCAGCAACGATTTCTTTTTTGGATGGAAGCCAAATACTGCAATCGGCTGGCGTTACAACCAACTACTCCACGCCACTTGCTCTTGAAGTTGACTGCCAGACGAATGTTGTTGGTGTTGCTGGAAGGGCAATGGTGGTTTCGATAGGCGGCAGCACTGGCAACATCACTGTAGACGCGAGGCTCTAATGGCAGAATACCAACTCACCAACACCGATGTCGTCATCCGTACGGAAGACGGCGCATCAATCCCCAACGATCCGGCCAACCGTGATCGCGCCGAATATGAACAGTGGATCAAGGACGGCGGCGTACCCGATCCCTACGTGCCGCCGCCCGTGCCAGAACCCGAACCGACGCCGGGAGAGGAACTGGCCTTCGACCACGAGAACCGCCTGCGCGCACTGGAGGGGCAGCCGCCGCTGACGGCGGACGGCTTCAGGGCGCAGGTGCAGCAATCATCCTCGGGGCAGGTCAACAAGAAAGCAGGAGGGACCTGACATGGCAGCCCTCGACTTCCCCTCATCGCCCGCCAACGGCGACAAGTACCCGGTGCCTGCCGTCGCGGGCCTGCCGGTCTACACGTGGGACGGCGAGAAGTGGACGACGGTCGGCGGCAGCATCATATCGGGCACGCCCAGCAATGCCCTGCCGCTGATGGACAACACGCCTGCGGTGGCGGGCGCTGCCACCAACTACACGCGCGAGGACCACGTCCACCCGGTCGACACCAAGGCGGTGCGCTCCGACGTAGCGACACTGTGGACCCCGGCGCAGCAGCAACTGGCGCGGCAGAACGCCTACGCGGCCCCGTTCGATGCGATGGCTTACGGGGGGCTGCAGATCAACGGCGGCTTTGAGGTCAGTCAGGAAAAAGGATCGAGCGGCACCAATACTGCCAACACTTATGTGTGCGACGGCTGGAAGATATATTGGGCTGGGTCGATGGTGCTTTCGGGATTGCAGGGTGCCGCGTCTATTGCTCCCGGCTTTCCTTGCCATCTTTATTACACTGTGCCCACGCCACAGGCTTCGATGGGTGCGAGTGATGTTGCGTTTATATTTCAGCCCATCGAAGGTTATCGCGCCGCACGGCTGGGATGGGGCACAGCCAACGCGCAGCCCATCACCATCGGCTTCTGGTCGATGCACCACCGCACCGGCCTTTACTGCGTTAACGCGCGCAACGGGGCAAGCAACCGTTCCTATGTCACAACCTACACGCACAACGTCGCTGATGTTGCGCAGTATAACGTCGTCACCATCCCCGGCGATACTGGTGGCGCTTGGACCACTGACAACACAGCCGGGATTTTTCTTTCGTTTACGATGGCGGCTGGCTCAAATTTAATAGCCCCCGCTGCGAACACTTGGCAAAGCGGCAATTACCTTGCCGTCTCTGGTCAGGTGAACGCAGTAGCGGCAGCGGCAGACGTTTTTCGTCTGACCGGCGTCATCGTTCTTCCCGGCAACGAAGCCCCCAGCGCCGCGCGCTCGCCGTTCGTGATGCGGCCATTCGATCAGGAGCTCGTCATCTGTCAGCGATACTATCAACGAATGTTGATAAGTACTATTGGCTATTATTCAACGCTTGCTGGAGGTGCGCTTTACACCTCAAATCAGTTCGCTACGCCAATGCGGGCGGCACCGACTGCAGCCCAAATTGGCAACGCTCCCACATTAGGTGGTTGCACTTACACACTTACTTCCACAACGCAGGGCGATGTGCGCATTGATGTGAACGCGATTGCTGTGGGGCAAAACTATGTTGCCGGTCTTACTGTTGCTCTGGACGCGAGGCTCTAATGGCAGAATATCAACTCACTGCCTGACATGATCAGGGCAGTCGCCAGCATTTCCGTTGCCGTGCTGCTGGTCGGCACCTTCCTCTACGCGCAGGGCACCGTGCCGCCAGTGCCGACCTGCGTCACTGACGAAGACCGCGTTCACATTCGCGCGCAAGTGCTGGCGGCGGTTGACGATGCGTTCAAGGAGAACGTCAAGCATCTATTCACCGGCTGGCTCAAGGACACGCACGGCCAGCCGGGGCGTGCGTCTGCCGGACTGCAGGCGTCAGTTGTTGCCTACCAGCGGGCGCGGGCCGATGCGCTCAAGTGGAACCCGTCATCATGCTAAACCTCACGGGTAAAGTCAGTTGGTTCGGCGGACCAGACGACGATGGCGTCGACGCCGACGAGGGGCTGGCCTTCATCTACGACGTCGAGACAGCCCCGCATCTGTTCCTGTCCTACCAGCCGGAAGGGACCAGCGGGCTGGCGCGACGGCTCAACCCGGAGGTGCCCTACATCGCCTGCCGCTGGGACTACGACGAGACGCCGCCCTACATGCTGCTGGAGGAAATGGCGCTGGTCCGCAACCCGAAGACCGGCAAGTCGATGAAGTGCTACCCGGCAGACTGGGGACCGCACGAGAACACGAACCGCATAGCGGATGTGTCGCCCTTTGTGCTCGAAGCACTGGGCCTGATGACCGACGAGACTGTCGAGGTGATCTTCCCGTTCACGCATCGCGGGCCGGAAGCGCAGGTCTATGACCGGGTGGTGATTTCCTCGGGCCACGGCAAATACGTCAGGGGTGCCTCTGGAGTGCTCGACGAGGTCGACTGCGCCCGCGCCGTGGTCGAAAAGGTGGCGGAGGAACTGCAGGAACGTGGCGTCGAGGTGACCACCTTCAACGACGATACCAGCACCTCGCAGTCGGAGAACCTCGCCACCATCGTCGACGCGCACAACTCGGAGCAGCGCGATCTCGACGTATCGGTGCATTTCAATGCCTACGTGGAGACGACCAGCCCCATGGGCTGCGAGGTGCTCTACGTCACGCAATCGTCGCTCGCCGCGCGTATGGCGGGGGCCATCGCCGCCTGCGGCTTCATCAACCGGGGGGCCAAGAAGCGCACCGACCTGTACTTCCTCAACCAGACGACAGGCCCCGCGATCCTCATCGAGGTCTGCTTTGTCGACAGCGCGGCGGACGCTGACGTCTACAGCCGCCAGTTCGACCGCATCTGCACGGCCATCGCCGCCGTTCTCGGTGGTGCGGACGAGCGGAAGGTGGCAGAGAAGTAACCAAACAGGGAGAACAGAAAAACCCCCGCCCGGCGAAGGGCGGGGGCAGGCGGCGCTAGTCTACTTCTTGCGACGGGCGTCCTTGATGGCCTTGATGGCATCCCGGCCACTCAGGGGCATGTCGCTCGCGCTGAACCGCGAGCGGCCCCGCCGCTTTTCGTCGAGTGCATCGAGCCGCTTCTTTTTGCGGGCGTCGATGAACGGC